TAATTATTTATTAACAACTAATCAAGGTAGAAAACTCTGTTGGAATGTTGGAAACTATCACTTAATTAGTGCATACGGTGGCTACAATTTAGCTCAGGTTGTCAACAATGATGGTGGAATAACTGAACCTATTTACGGTGGTTATGTTTCTAAAAGAGAACTTTATAATAAATTAACTGCATATACTAACGGTGTTAGAGTTGGTATTAAAGTTTTTTGTATTCAAAACAATCTTAAACAAAGCGAGGTAAACAATGGATAAGGTTATAACATTAAAACAAATAAAAAGTATAATTACAAAAATTAAAAAAACATATCCTGAAGGTAACGATTCACATAGTTGTGCTGAGTATTACGGTTTATGTGAAGGTTTAAATTATTTATATGTTAATTGTATTCAACAAGCAAAGCGAGGTAAAAAATGAAATTACATCATACAAAATACAAAGATAATTATAAAAGGTTTATATTATCAACTATTGAAACTGATATAAACGATAAACCTATAACTAAATATTCAGATAAAGTTGATTATTTATTTAAACGGTTTTATTCAGAATACGGTTTTATGATTCCTAAAGTTGGAAAACAAAAAGCTATATCAGAATGGTTAAGTGGTTTAGCTTTAGATTTACCATTTTATTATAATGATATTGTGGAACTAGCTATTAAAATGGGTTCTATAAATCCTAATCCTAGTAATAGATTAAGAAATAAAGTTGAACAAGGTTACTGGGATTTTATGTCTAATATAATACTAGAAATAGAAAAAGATATATTAAAGCAACAAAAGAAAAGCGAGGTATAAAATGAACTACGATAATATAATAAATAAAAATAAGCCTATGACATATAAATTACAAACAAAAGATAATAAGGTTTTTACTCAAATGGCTTTTGATTTAGTACAATGTCTAAGGTTAATAAATAATAGTCACGGTTTAAGTCTACAACCTGAAGATATAATTAAGGTTGTTGCAACTAATATAAATAAAAATAAATAATAATAATTGATTGGTTGAGGTTGTCTAATTTAGCGAGGATATAGACAACCTCAAGGATTAATTATAAGGTTTACTGTATCTATTTACAATAGCAACTGATGATAAAATTAACATTATATGGAAAAGATATTAACGATAAGGTTAATTGTAAACTTATTCAAAAAGAAGTTGAACTTTTATTTAATGCTGTTATAGATAGATATATAAATGAAACAATCAAACGAAAGCGAGGTAAAAATGTTTGATGAAGATAAACAAATACTAGTAACTGAAATAGAATTAGGTGCTGGTAATATTTGGAAACTACCAGTAAGGTTAGAAGAACAAGACAAACAATATCCAGTTGATGGATTGTTTAGTCCAGTTACAATTATTCCTGAGGATAATTAGTAATGAAGTTCAATCATAATCTTATAAAGAAATTTCTTAAACTAAATAGAAAAGATAGAGAGTATGTTTTATGGAATGTTTATCATACCATAATTGCTCTCTTATTATTTGGTTTATTAGTAATAGAACTATTAGAGTATTTTAGATACCCTGATTATTTTTTTAATGTTTAACTAGCGAGGTAAAATGTCATATAAAAAATTTTTAAAACGATTAGGTAAAGGTAATCCTAGAAAATCGACACATCAAATCAAAGCAAAGGGTGAAGATTTAGATATTAACCAACGAGTAAAGTTGTATGCAGATACAACTACATCAGGATATTATATTGATTATTTAAAAAGAAAAAGCGAGGAACAAAAATGAATATAAATAAAAAAGAAACTTACAATTTAGATAAGGTTTATAAATATGTATTTGATAAACGGTGGCGAGGTAAACCGTCTGAGATGTCAGTTGAAACTTATTACAAAGACATCAAAGAATTTTTTGATAACAAAAATATTAAGTATATTGATTATCAACTAATAGAAAAATTTAAAGTACATCTAACAAATAAAATTACTAATAGAAAACGAGGTGGTGAACCGTCAGGTAGTAGTATTAATTTTAGATTGTCAGTATTAAAAATTATTTTAGAAGAAGCAAACAATCTAAGGTTAATAAACTATATGCCTAAAGTTCAGCGAGTAAGTGTTAGTGATTGTAAAGCTAAAGGTATATTTACTAAACAGCAAGAACAAAACTTTAAAGCTAATATAAATAATTTATTTCCTGATAAAGATTTTTATGCTTGGTTTGTGTTTGCAATCAATACTGGATTACGACACATAGAAATTAATTGTTTAGATATGCAGAAGGTTCAACAAGCTCTAAAGTCTGAGTCAAAAATTATTAATATTTATAGTGGTAAAACTAAACACACACGACCAGTATATCTTAATAGACAAGTTGAATATTTTTTTAATCACAACAATCAGTATGTACCAAAGTATGATAAGAATAGACTAAACTATTTATGGAAGAAGGTAAGGTTGGCAAGTATGTTAGATGAAAGTTATACACCGTATTCAACTAGACATACTTGTTGTACTAGATTAGTTGAAGCTGGTGTTGATATTAAAAGTGTACAATATTTTATGGGTCACAAAGATATTAAAACTACATTAACTTATTATGCAAAACCAACTGAGAAGATGATGAGTAAATTACATAATGAGTTGGAGAGGGCGAGTGAGTAAACCAATGCAGTTAAACAGAGATGAAATGGAACTACTAGCTTGGGCATTTGAAAAGTTAGAGGAACATATTTGGAGTGACGATAATAAGGTTTACGACATAACAAAATGTAAAGAAGTATCAGCTAAGATTACAGAACTTAAACTTAAACTAAGGAGCATATATGATAAGACACAATCTTGATGAACTTGACGAACACTTAGCAGAACTATTGCGAGTTGGTGTTGGTGGTAAGTTCAAAACTAATTCTGATTATACTGATATGGTTAAGCAAGAATTAGAATGGGAAGAAAAGATGTTGCGAGGTGGTATAGATAGGAGCAAAAGAAACTGGAACAATGCACTAGCTAAACAACAAGAATCAACAACCCTAGTAGGAGTATTACTCTTACAAAAATATGTATCTCTTTTAAGTGAACAGATAAATAACTGGGTTAAGATTGCATTGAGTGGTCAAGCTGGTAGACATCAGATTGCTAGTAAACTTATATGCCAATGTCTTGAGTCAAAACATTTTGAAGGAAAAAAATTAAAAGACGATAACACAAGTAAGTGGGATAATTGTAGTTTAATTATTTTGAAATCTTGTATTGACGGTATATCTCATAGACAAACTTTAAATAGATTGTCTGTTAAGATTGCCAATTCTCTTGAGATGGAATCAAGAATAACTTTATTCCAAACAAAAGATAATCCAACATTTAGAAAGATTGCTAAACGAATGTCAAGTAGCAAGTCAATTCCTATGACAGAAAACAAGTATGTCTATAAGAAAAATGTTTGGGTTTATTATATGAACAAAGCAAACTTAGAGTTTGCTAAGTGGGATAAAGTTGAACGAGTTCATCTTGGTGCAAAGTGTATAGAGTTAGCTAGTATACTTGGACTAGTTAAATGTCAGACTAGAAAGGTTGCTAGAAATAAATCTATTAAATATGTTGAAGCAACTTCTAAGTTGATGAATGACATACAAAAATTTAATATGTCTAACGAAGCACTTCACCCTGAGTTTATGCCTATGCTTATGCCACCAAAAGAATGGAGTAATTTTTTTGACGGTGGATACTATGGCAAAAAATACAATAAGGATAACAATTTAAAAGAGGTATCAAATGCACTACAATCTACAAAAAACAAGAACAAGAAACATACTTGAGGAAGCAAATAATAGGTGTAAAGATATGCCTATTATTTTTAAAGCTATTAACACCATACAAAATACTGAATGGATTATTAATAAAGATGTTTATAACCTGATAGAAGTATGCCTTAAAAATAATTATAGACTAGGCAACTTACCAGTTAATCCTGACACACTTGAGTTGCCACCTAAGGTTGGTGATTTAAAGAATGATAAAGAAGCTCTGAAAGATTGGAAAAGAAAAGCAAATAAAATTTATAATGCACAGCACAGAGAAAAATCTAAGTTCATTCAAGTACATCAGAGTCTAAGAATAGCAAGTCAGATGTTGGATAAGAGTTTATTCTTTCCACATCAATATGATTTTAGATGGAGAGTATATCCTAAACCAGCATTGTTAAATCCACAAGGAGCTGATTGGTCAAGAACATTATTAACATTTAAGTTTGGTAAGCGATTGAAAACTGATGATGCTTTAATGAGATTACAAATAGCTGGAGCTGGGTTGTACGGAGAAACGGATAAAGAAGATATTGATACTAGACTGAAGTGGGTAAAAGATAACGAGCAAAGAATTTTATCAACAGCAAAGAATCCATTAGATGATAACTGGTGGGCAACAGCTGATAAACCTTTTACATTTTTTGCTTGGTGTTGCGAGTATAAAAAACTAGCTGATGAAAAGTTTTCTTTACAATTTATATCGTCACTACCAATACAAGCTGATTGTAGTAACTCAGGTTTACAACATTACTCAGCTATGTTGAGAGATGAGGTGGGTGGTAAGGCAACTAACTTATTGCCTGATAATAAACCACAAGATGTATATGGTATGATTGCTGAAAGAGTTTTATCTAAGCTACAAAAACGAAAAGATAATTTAGCTTGTAAATGGTTAGCTTGGGGTATTGATAGAAAGATATGTAAGAAGTCAACAATGTGTTTACCTTACGGTTTAACTAGATATAGTTGTAGGCAATACTTAGAAGATGAAGTTACGAAACAACTTAACGAAAAGAATAAACAACACCCATTTGGTGATGAGTTGTTTCAAGCTACACAATATCTTACACCAATAGTTTGGGATAGTATTGGTGAGGTTGTTGTTGGAGCAAGGCAAGTTATGAAATATGTACAAACAATAGCGAGATTAGTTGCAAGTGAGAACTTACCAGTTACTTGGATAACACCGTTAAATGCACCAGTACAAATGTTAAACTATAAGATGGAAAACAAAAGAGTCAAAACTAAAATGGGTGATAGTATAATTAAAGTATCCATACAAAGAGAAACAAATAAGATTTGCCCACGAGCAACATCTCAATCTGTTGCACCTAATCTTATACATAGTATTGATGCTTGTTTATTAATGAAGTCAGTAGTTATGGCTAGTGAAGAAGGGGTTGATAGTTTTAGTATTATACACGATAGCTTTGGTGTTGTTGCTAATGACTATAACATAATGGCGAAGTCTTTGAGAAAATCTTTTATTGATTTGTACTCAGAGGATTTGCTGAAACAATGGTCATCATATATGTACGATATGTTGTCTGATAAAAACAAGAAAAAGTTTCCTGAATTACCAGCAAAAGGTAATCTGAAACTAGATAGTGTTTTAGACTCAGAGTTCTTTTGTATATAATAGGTGACACTTTAGAAATACTTAACAGAATAGGAGTATAGTATGACAGATGAACTAAAAGTTAGTTCTCAGGGTGAAGCACTTTACCCTAGACTACAAGTTGCTGATACGAAGTTTGATAAAGACGGACTATATACAGTAAAACTTAAAGTCAAAAAGGAAGAAGCAACTGATATGCTTTCTGATATTGAGAAAGCTCTAGTTGACTCTCTTGAAGATGCTAAAAGAAGCAATCAAGGTAAGACAGTTAAAGAAGCACCTAAACCATTTAATGAAGATGGTGCTGATTATGTCTTTAACTTTAAGGTAAAAGCTAGTGGTATAAATAGTAAGACCAATGAGAGATATGAGAGAAGGATACGAATAGTTGACTCTCAAAAAAATCCAATACCAATGGATAAACTTATTGGTAATGGTTCTACTATTAGGATTGTATATCTTCCAAAAAGATACTACTCACCAGCAATAGGAGCTGGGGTAACACTACAACCTAGAATAGTACAAGTCATTGACCTTAAAGAATATACCAGTTCACAAGGGGATAATCTACTAGATAAGCTAGATGGTTTCTCACTTGATGAAGAGCAAGAAGTCAAACCATCTGATGCCGACTTCTAGCAAACCGAATCTCAAGTCAGGGTTGGAGAAAGACCTTTATAGATTTCTGAAGTCTAGGAAACTAAACTTTAGTTATGAAGGTGCTAAAATTTATTTTATGCAACCAGCTCAGAAGAGATTTTACAGACCTGACTTTGTGTTTAACTACACCAATGATTTAGGTGAAGCTATCTTTATTGAAGCTAAAGGCAGATTTGTTACAGCTGATAGGAAGAAACACAGAATCATAAAGGAGCAGTTTCCTAACATCAAAGTCAGGTTTATATTTTCTAATTCCAAAATAAAAATTGGTAAGAAAAGTAAAACAACTTATGGAGATTGGTGTAGGCATTACGGATTTGATTATCATTGTATTGCTTCAACGAAAAAATTATTTCCAAGTAATTGGGTGAAGGAAATTAAATCACTAAATGCAAACTAAGTTATACAGTTTTATAGAAAGTTGTACCAATATAGTAGTTGGTTTTATTATCAATGTTATTGCAAATATTTTAGTGTTACCTTTGTTTGGTTTTTATCCATCATTACTAGAAGCTAGTGGTATGGGTATAATATTCACAATCATATCTCTTCTTAGAAGTTATTTTTTAAGAAGATTATTTAATAGAATGGAGAAGTAAATGAGATATGAAACTAACTATATTGTAATACATTGTTCAGCAACTAGACCGTCACAAGATATTGGTGTGAAAGAAATTGATAGGTGGCATAGAGAACGAGGTTTTATAAAAGTAGGTTACGGTACTGTTATAAAACGAAATGGAGAAATTGAAAGAGGTAGAGATGATGATGATGTACAAGCTCATTGTAAGGGTTTTAATAATATATCAACATCAGTATGTCTTATAGGTGGCAGTAAAGAAACTAATTACAAAGAACCTGAAGATAATTTTACAGCTGAACAATGGGAGTCACTTATAAAAGAATTAGATAGGTTAGCAGTTAAATATCCTAGTGCTAAAATTATAGGACATTATCATTTATCAGATATTAAAACTTGTCCTAACTTTGATGTAGATGAATTTTTAATGAACGAGGACATTCCAAATTATGACTACGATAGACACCATAAACAAGACGAGTAAATTTGTAAGACATATACCTTGCAAGTTATGTGGGTCAAAAGACAATAGAGCATTGTATCAACACCCCAATGGTAGAACACATAGTTGGTGTTTTAAATGCGAGGATTTAATAACTAATGATACAAACGAGGAAACAATGATAACACCAGCAAAAGAAATAAACAAAGAATTTTTAGAAGGAGATTATGACAATCTATTAAAGAGAAAAATTAATGAGGATACTTGTAAGTTTTTCAATTATCAAATTGGAAAAGATAAAGGTAAGCCAGTACATATTGCTAATTACTATGATAATAATCACAAAGTTATTGCACAACATTTACGGTATCCAAACAAATCATTTAAATGGCTAGGTGATTTTCAAAATGTAACATTGTTTGGTCAACAGAATTGGAGAGATGGTGGCAAGAAAGTTATACTGACAGAAGGTGAACTTGATTGTATGAGTATAAGTCAAATACAAAAACACCGTTATCCAATTTGTTCTATACCGTCAGGTGTAGGTTCAGCTAAAAAATTTATATTAAAAGAACTACAATGGCTATCAAAGTTTGAAGAAATAATTTTATGCTTTGATAATGATGAGGTTGGTATCTCAACAGCAAGAGATTGTGCCAGTATATTACCAGTAAGGAAATGTAAGATTGCTACATTACAAGGGAAAGATGCCAATGAATTATTGGTTAAGGGTAAAGAAAATAAAATCATTGATGGTATATTTGAAGCTAAAACATTTACACCACAAGGAATAATATTAGGTAATGAAACAAAGAAGTTATTATTACAAGATGATTTAGTTGCTTCAGTACCGTATGGCTGGGAAGGATTACAGCAAAAATTAAAAGGTATTAGAAAATCAGAATTAAATTTAATATGTGCTGGAACTGGTACTGGTAAAAGTCAAGTATGTAGAGAACTTGCACACTATCTTATTAAACAGAAAAAGAAAGTTGGATACATAGCACTAGAGGAATCAGTACAAAGAAGTATAAGAGGTTTAGTTTCTCTTGAAATGGAAAAACCTATACATCTACCTGAGGTTAGAAGTTTATGTACTGATAAAGAACTTACAACAGCTTGGGAAAATGTCGCAGACAATGTTTGTTTTTATGACCATTGGGGTTCAACTGACTCTGATGATTTAATGAATAGAATAAGATATATGGCTCAAGGTTTAGGTTGTGAATATATATTCTTAGACCATATATCAATAGTAATATCAGGATTAAGTGAGGGTGACGAAAGAAGATTAATAGATAATACTATGACAGCTCTTAGAAAATTAGTTGAAGAATTAAAGATATGTTTATTTTTAGTTAGTCATCTAAAAAGACTAGACGGTAATAAGGGTCACGAGTCAGGTGAAGTCCAAGTAAGTCTTAGTCATTTAAGAGGTAGTCAAAGTTTGGCACAGCTGAGTGATGGAATTATTTCTTTATCAAGAAGGCAAGAGTCTGATGAAGCGAGTACAGATATGACGGTTAGAGTTTTAAAGAATAGGTTTTGTGGTACAATCGGTTATGCTACAACATTAGTATGGAATGAAAACACTAACAGATTAACCGAAAAATGGATAAACGAAAACTTAAAAAATTAATTATGGATTATCTTGTAGACCAAGAAGAATATAATACATACACTAAAGCAGAAAAGAAATATATTGCTGATGTTTTTAAAACGATAATGGATTCAATTTATCTAGCAATAAAACATCAGAATGTTATACCAGTAATTCTAACAAGAGATGTAGACACTCAGTTGGTAGTGGCTGATGCACTATCAAGGTTGGTTGAGTTTATACCTACTGTTGGAAAAGTAAGAATAGCACTAATTAATTGAAGGTGAGGTAAAATGAAATTAGTATTTGATATTGAAACAAACGGACTATTAAAAGATGTAACAAAAATTTTTTGTATTGTTGCAGAAGATATAGATACAAACAAAGTATATTCTTTTAAACCTGAAGAGGTAGAAAAGGGTATTGATTTATTATCTAAAGCAACATTACTAATAGGTCACAACATACAAGGGTTTGACATACCAGTTATAGAGAAGATTTATAATACAGAAATAAAAGCAGAAGTGTATGATACATTAATTGTATCAAGATTAATATATACAAACTTATTTGACTTAGATTTAAAAGCAAATAAAATTCCTTCTAGGTTGTTTGGTAAACATAGTCTTGAATCTTGGGGGTATCGTTTAGGTCAGCAAAAGGGTGAGTATCTAAACATAAATGGTTGGGATAGTTGGACACCTGAGATGCAAGAATATTGTGAGAATGATAACAAAGTAACTTTAGCATTATATAAATATTTTAAACAGCAGAATTATGCAAGTCAAGCTATTGAACTTGAACACAGCTTTGCACATTGGATAAGAAAACAAGAAAGACTTGGTGTTAACTTTGATGTAAATGGAGCAAAACAATTACAAAAAGAATTATTAAAGAAAAATATTAAGATAGAAAGAGAACTAAGAAAATCTTTTCCTGAAAAAATAATAGAAAGAATCTCAGAAAAAACTGGTAAGAAACTTAAAGATAAGATTGAGATATTTAACCCAAGTTCAAGGGAACAAATATCAGCAAGACTTATTGAGAAGTATGGTTGGAAACCTAGACAGTTTACACCTACTGGTAAACCTGAGGTAAATGAAAGAATATTAAAAAGTTTAAATTATCCTGAAGCAAGTTTGTTAGCTGAACACTTTATGTTACAGAAACGATTAGGTCAAATATCAGATGGTGAACAAGGGTATTTAAAAGTAGAAAGGAAAGGAAAAATATATGGACAAGTTATCACTAATGGAGCAGTTACTGGTCGGTGTTCGCACCACTCTCCAAACCTTGCTCAGGTTTGTTCAGCGAACTTACCATACGGTAAAGAAATACGGAGTTTCTTTTATGCTCCTGATTCTATGGTTATGTGTGGGATTGATTTCAGTAATTTGGAGCTTCGCATTACTGGGCATTTCTTATGTCCTCTTGATGGGGGTAGCTTTATTAACAAACTTCTTGAGAAAGATTTACACACCGAAAATCAAACAGCACTTGGACTCAGTAGCAGAACAGATAGTAAAAGATTTATCTTTTCTTATATATATGGAGCTGGTGATAAAAAAATTGGTGAGATTATTTCAAAAGATGCTAGTGAAGTTAAGAGAATTAGAAAAAATTTGGAGAAAAATATTCCAGCTTTAGTAAAATTAAAAGAGAATGTTATTGCTACACTTAGACAAAGAGGATTTATTAGGGGATTAGACGGTAGAAAATTATATCCTAGAGGTGAACATTCTAGTTTGAACACACTTGTTCAATCAGGTGGTTCACTTGTTGTGAAACAAGGTACAATAATTTTTAATCAACTATTAAAAGATGCTGGTTTTATTTGGGGGAAAGACTATGGAATGGTTTTACATATTCACGACGAAATGCAGTTCATAGTAAGAGAGGATAAGTTAAATAAATTTAAAACAATAACTAAACAAATCTTTAAGGCAACTCAAGATAAATTAAAGTTGCGAGTACCTCTTGATGGTGAACTTAAAGTAGGAAAAAATTGGAGTGAAACACACTAAAGAGTATGACATAGATTTCAAAAAGGACTTAGAGTTTGGACTTAAATGGGAAAACAAACTAAAGAAAATTTTAACTGATGTTAAAGTTGAAGTTAAAACTGATAGGAAGTGGAGTGTTACTGGGAATCTTGCAGTTGAAATTGAGTCAAGGGGTAAACCCTCAGGTATCCGTGTGACAACAGCTCATTACTGGAGTTTTATATTATGGGAAAAAGATGTTGAGAACCCTAGTATAATATTAATACCGACAGATAAGCTAAAAATATTTGTTGAGTTTTATTTAAAAAAGAATGGTTACATTTTTGGTGGAGATAACAGAACATCAAAATTAGTATTACTCCCTATTAACAAAGTGTTTAATCATTCATATTTTGTGGAGAAGATAAATGCCAAAAACCTTACTGATTGATGCTGACATATTATTATATAAAATTACTTCGGCACTAGAAGAACCAGTTGATTGGGGTAATGATGAGTGGACATTACATTGTGACTTCAAACAAGCCAAAGAACAATACCTACAATTACATAGATATTATTTAGAAAAATCTTTATGTGATTATGCAATACATTGTTTCTCTGATAAAGAAAATTTTAGAAAAGAACTAGAACCAACATACAAAGCTAACCGTAAAGGTATTAGAAAACCAGTATGTTATAAACCTCTAAAAGACTATATACAAACTAAATTAGTATCGCAACAATATTCAAGACTTGAGGGTGACGATACCATAGGTGTCTTAGCTACTGGAACTTATGTAGATAAATGTGTAATATATTCTACTGATAAAGATTTAAAAACAATAGCTGGTACTCATTATGATGATGAGGAAGAAAAGCTAATAAAGATTTCACAACAAGAAGCTGATTACAATTTTCTTATGCAAACATTAACTGGCGATACAACAGATGGATACGGTGGTTGTAAAGGTATAGGAAAAGTTTCAGCTAAACGATTGTTGAAACAAAAAAATTCACTAGATGATAACTGGGATATTGTTGTTAAACAGTATCTTAAAACTGGTCATACTGTTGATGATGCTTACCATCAGGCAAGACTTGCACGGATAGTTACAGCTAATGATTATAATACTAATACAAATCAAATAAATTTATGGAGTTATAACTATGAAAAGTTCACAAATATTAAAGACATCAAGCAACTTGGTTAGTGAAGATAGACACAAAAAGTATGGCGATAAACTAATTAATCACCAAAATATAGCTAATTTATGGACAGCATATATACACAATAAAAATTGTAAACTTGTTTTAAAACCTAAAGATGTTGCTATAATGATGGCATTACTAAAGATTGCAAGAACACAAGCTGGTGAAGATAATGATGATAATTATGTTGATGGTTGTGGTTACATTGGTATTGCTGGAGAATTAATGGATAGAGATAAGTGACACTTTAGGAGAAATTGTAATGAATATTAAACAGCCATCTATTTCAAAAGAAGTTATTGAGTATTTAAATCAAATTTTTCCTGATGCTTGTGCAGAACTAAAAGATGAAATGAAAGATATATATTATAAATCAGGTCAACGAAGTGTGTATAGGCATTTAAAACAAATATATGATAATCAACATAACAATATAGGAGATGAGTAAATATGTGTATGTCACCAAAAGCTCCAAGTCCTCCACCACCTCCACCTCCACCACCTGAACCACCAGTTAAGGTGCAAGATGTGACAGCTGAAAGAAAACAATCAGCACCGATTGATGCTGAATCTGAAGCTAAAGGTAGAGCAAGGGTTACGGAAAAGAAAAGAGTAGGTAGAAGTTCTTTAAGAATACCTCTAGCTTCTTCAGGACTTAGCTCAAGTGGTGTTAATTTCCCAACAGCATAAGGATAATTAATGGCAACTGAATCTTACAACATTCCAATGAATGATAGTAATAGTGGAACTGGTAAACCCACAACTATTCAAGGACAGTATCAGAAGATGCAACTGAATAGAGAGATATACTTAAACAGAGCAAGAGATTCAGCCGAGCTTACAATACCATATTTATACCCACCTTCAGGAGCAAATGAAGCTACTGAATATACCACACCTTTTCAAAGTGTTGGTTCAAGGGGTGTCCTTTCGTTGGCATCTAAACTGATGTTGGCTTTGTTTCCTCCCCAAGCTCCCTTCTTCAGATTAGATGTTGACGAATTAGTTTTTAAAAAAGTATCTGATGACCCTGAAGCTAAACAAGGAGTTCAACAAGGTTTAGCTAAAATAGAAAAAGCCATAATGGATAACATTGATGCGACTAATGATAGGGTTGCTGTATACGAAGCATTGAAACAATTAATAGTGTCAGGAAATACATTATTAAGAGTTACTGATACTGGATTAAAAGTTTATAGACTTGATAATTATACAATAAGTAGGAGTCCAAGAGGTATTCCTATTAAGATAGTAATTAAAGAAATGATTGCTGTTGAAAACTTACCTGAAGAAATTGCAAACAAAATACCTAAAGAAGATAAAGATAAAGGTGGGAATGTTGAACTATATACTTGTGTGCAAAAAGATAAAGAAGGGTATATGGTTATACAAGAAGCTGGTAAAATTATAATAAGTAAACAAAATTTTACTGATGATAATTTACCTTATATACCACTTACATTTAATCTTATAGACGGTATGTCTTATGGTAGAGGATTAGTTGAAAATGTAATTGGTGACTTACGAAGTTTAGAAGGATTAACAAAATCTATTATAGAAGGTAGTTCAGCATCTTCTAAAATGTTATTTATGGTTTCACCTAACGGAACAACAAGAGCTAGAAGTCTAGCAAAAGCACCAAATGGAGCTATTATAGAGGGTTCAGCTGGTGATGTAAGTGTATTACAAGCAAACAAGTTTAATGATTTTAGAGTAGCATTAGAAACAATGGCAAGAATAGAGCAAAGATTACAGTTTGCTTTCTTGTTAAATTCTTCTGTACAAAGACAAGCAGAAAGAGTTACAGCTACTGAAATAGAATTACTCAAAAACGAACTACAAGAACAGTTGGGTAATGTTTATGGTATCTTAACAAATGAGTTTCAGATACCGTATTTAAGAGTGAAGATGAATTTGCTTAGAGAAGCAAAACTTCTTCCTGACCTTCCAGCAGATTTAGTAAAAGTAAAGATACTGGTAGGTTTAGAAAGTCTAGGTAGAGCTTCAGATAGAGTGAGATTAATAACATTCATATCTGACTTAGCACAAACACTAGGAGCTGAAACACTAGCAAGGCACATAAACCTTGATAATGCTATTCATAAATTTGCTGTGGCAAATGCTATTGATATTGATGGATTGATAAAAACCAAAGAGCAAATAGCTGATGAACAAAACCAAGCATATCAACAACAAATGATGAGCCAAGCTGTAATGCAACCTCAAGTGGTAAATAAGATGGCTGAACACATAGACAAAAATAACAAAGCAGTTACAATGAACCAAGATGGTGAATTAGCTGTTGAAGATAAAAACTTTTAAGTGAGGTAAAAATATATGAGTAACACAGAACGAGTAGAAATAAGTCCAAATCAAATTTATGATGATGTGGATACAAGTCAAGAAAACTTAGCAAAAGAAGGTATTGATATTACTAAAGATGTTGTGACATCTAAAGACGGTACTGTTGCTGAGATAAGTACACCTGATACAAGACCAATGGGAGCTGAATCTTCAGACGAAACAAGACCTGATTGGTTGCCTGAAAAATTTACTAGTGCAGAAGAAATGGCAAAAGCATATTCTCAACTAGAGAAGAAGCAATCATCAGGCGAAGAGGAAACACAAACTGAAGAACAACCACAAGATGATGGAGATGTAGAGCAAGTTCCTTTACAAAAATTTTATGATGAATTTGAAGCTGAAGGTGGTCTAACCGAAAAAAGTTACAACGAGTTAGAAGAACTTGGTTTACCTAAAGGATTGGTTGATAGTTATATTGAAGGTCAAAAAGCTATCGCTAATACTCACATTGATGCTGTACACCAAACGGTAGGTGGTAAAGATAGTTATGAATCATTGATGGGTTGGGCAAGTGAGAATTTATCTGAACAAGAGAAAAATGCTTTTAACCATACTGTTGATTACGGAACAGTAGAACAAATTAATATGGCATTAGGTGGTTTGATGAGTAGAGCTGGTTTGTCACCTAACACACAAAAGCAACCTGATTTATTTGAAGGTGTAAGTCCTGATTATTCTTCAGATGCTCCTTATGCTTCTATTAATGAAATGACTACTGATATGAATAATCCTAAATACGAGAAAGACCCAGCATTTAGAGAGATGGTGGAAAGACGATTAGGTAAAAGTAGTATAATATGATTCCATTCTCTTCTATATTTAGTGGCATAACATCTCTTGCTGGTACTTGGTTAGAAGGTAGGCAAAAGAAAGCACAACTAAAACAAGAAGTAGAATTAACAAAACTTACTGCACAAAAATCTAAGATTGAAAAAACTGGTGAGTGGGAACAATCTATGGCTGATGCTTCTAGCTCCAGTATAAAAGATGAGCTATGGACAATTTGGTTTATAGGAATTATGACACTTTGTTTTTTTGAGGGTATGCACCCAGTATTGAAAGAAGGGTTTAGATTTCTTAGAGAAGATTTACCTGAATTTCTACAATGGGGAATACTCATAAGTATATCGGCTTCTTTTGGAATCAAAGGTGTTTCAAGTTTCATAAAGAAGAAATAATAATCTATAAGGAGAAAATATGCCAAAACATACTCATAAAACTAAAAGTGGTAAAACAGCTAAGAAAGGTTTGTATTACAATATAAACAAAAGAAAAAAAGCTGGTACATCTAGGTCAAAAAAGAAATCTACTATTTCATCTGATGCTTACAAAAATATGCAAGGTGGTTTTAAGAAAAAGTTAAAAGTAAAATAATGGATAAAAAGACAAGAGAAAAACTCAAGATACATTCTAAACATCATTCTAAAAAACATATGAGTATGATGATTAAAGAAATAAATCAGGGTAAGTCTTTTAATTCTGCACATAAAAAAGCACAAAAACAAATTGGAAAATGAGTATACAAATACTTCCTTTTTTTGCATTGTATCTTTTACTTTCTACTGGTGAAGAAAGATATGTTGGTACTGTGACAACTTGTGACGAGGTAGAAACTGTTATTGAAGATATTAAGAAAAAGAAACTTACAGAAGAAGAACAACAACAAGTTTGGGGGTATGCTTGTGTAAATGAAGAAGTACATAGATTAAGACAAATAGGTCAAGGGTATGTTTTAGAAGATGTCAAATAAAGAAAATAAACCATTAAATAAAATTATTAGGGAAACTAAAGGTAACAAAAAATTTAAAGTATTTGTTAAAAACCAATCTAATGGAAACATAAAAACAATTCGTTTTGGAGATGCCAATATGAGCATCAAGCGAGATGACCCAGCAAGAAGAAAATCTTTTATGGCTAGACATAAAGCAACACTAGCAAAAGTGAAAGGACAAAAAAACTTATCACCAGTTTACTGGGCAGTAAGAAGTTGGAAGTTAGGTACTAAATTATCATAGTCATCATCTCTCTTTAGAGAGGTGACTTATCAAAATTTTAAAAGATAAGCCACTTACGAGTGATAACTTTTCTGAGTAAAAAAGTAGATAGGGTAGCTTAACATTAACAATTAACAAGAGAAAAGGAGAAAACTTATGGCAAATGCAACTGTAAGTAGACTAGGTCAAGCTCTTGCTACTGGTGATGCTAATGCTCTTTTTCTGAAAAAGTTTTCAGGGGAAGTTCTTTCTGTATTTCAAAGAGAGAACCTAATGCTGAATATGGTTCAGAAAAGAACATTAACTCAGGGTAAGAGTGCAAGTTTCGCAATTACTGGTAAGACATCAAGTTCTTATCATACTGTTGGAACTGAAATAACTGGCACAGCAATCAAGCATCAAGAGAAAATTATTAATCTTGATGATATGCTAGTATCAAGTGCTTTCGTAGCTGAACTTGACGAAATTAAGAGCAGTTACGAAGTGAGGTCAATTTATTCTAGCGAATTGGCTCGTGCCTTATCAAACAGAGTAGACAAACATCTAATGTCACTAATGATTCTTGCTTCACAAGCAAGTGCAAATATTAGTGGTGATACAGCTGGTGGTTTAGAAATTACTGATGCTGACTCTAACACAAATATGGACTCAATGATTTCTTCTATCTTTGAAGGTATTCAAAGACTAGACGAGAATGATGTACCATCTAATGATAGAGTGATTGTTGTTAACCCTGATATTTATTACAAACTTGCTAATGTAGATAAATTAGTAAGCAGAGATTTCTCTGATAACAACGGTGACTTCGGTAGAGGTTCTGTCGTTGCTATTGGTGGAGTTCCAGTAATAAAATCAAATACAGCAGTAGATGCTTTTGCTGACCAAAGTAGTGATTCAACTACTGGTCAGAACAATACTTATACTGGTGATTTCTCAAATCACACAGCAGTAATGTTTCACAAAAGTGCTATTGGTGCATTGATGGCTAAGAACTTGGTAACTGAGGTAACTTATGACCCAAGAAGATTAGGTACATTAATGACAGCAAGAATGGTAATGGGAGCTGGTATCCTAAGACCTGAATGTGCTGTATCAATTAAAACTGCATAGACTAGAGGATAGGGGGGTGTAAAAACTCCCCTATTTTTATTATGACAATTACACATAGAACAACAGAATTAGAAGCTGTAAATACAATTCTTTCTACCATTGGTGAAGCTCCTTTAAATACACTTATAGGTACATTACCAGTTGACGGAACAGTAGCAAAAAATGTTTTGAATGAAGTAGCAAGAGATGTTCAATCTGAAGGTTGGCATTTTAATACACACTACAAAGTTCAGTTAGCTAGAAACACAGCAAACAGAATACCCATAGCTACAAATGTTGTCCGAGTAGAACTTAATCCTAGAAAGTATCCTAAACAAGATTATGATGTTGTTCAAAGAAATGATTTTTTATATAACTTAGCAACTAACTCAGATGTTTTTGAAAAAAATTTTGAAGATGTAGTTGTTGTTTATTTATTAAATTTTGAGGATATTCCTGAACAAGCAAAAAAATATATTACAATTAGAAGTGCAAGAATATTTCACGATAGAACATTAGGAGCTAATGCTTTACACAAGTTTACAACTGAAGATGAAAAGAAGGCATACTCAATATTATTACAAGCAGAATCTGCAACTGGTGATTATTCTATATTTGATACACCTGAACAGAATTATATAGTTAACAGATACAGAGGTTACTAATGCCTTTAGTGTCAAGAACAATACCTAATTTAGTACAAGGGGTATCACAACAACCTGAAATATTAAGATTACCTTCTCAAGCTGATGAACAAATAAATGGATTTAGTTCAGTTGTAGAGGGATTAAAGAAAAGACCACCAAGCAAACATATTGCAAAAATATCTACATCAAGTTTTGCTAATTCTTTTGTTCACACTATTAATAGAGATGTAACTGAAAGATATATTATTTCTATTTCAGCTGGTAATATAAAAGTTTTTGAACTTGATGGAACAGAAAAAACGGTAGTAACTCAAACAAATGCTCTTAATTATTTAAATGCAACAAATCCAAAACAAGATTATGTAGCGACAACTGTTGCTGATTTTACATTTATATTAAATAAAAATACTTCCCCAGCTTTTTCAAGCACAACATCTCCAGCCAAAATAGAACAAGCTGTATATACAGTAACACAAGGAGTATCTTCAGCTAGTTATTCATTAACTATTGACAATACAGTATATACTACTAGTGGTTCTAGTAACGGTAAAACTATTAGAGATGCTTTATTTTCTGCAATACAAGGTAGTCCACCAGCAAATGTTACTGTAACAGAAATAGGTGTTGGTAGTATAGGTATTACAAAATCAACTGGAACTTTAAATGTAAGTTCATCTGATGGTTATGGAAATGATGCTTCTCAAGTAGTAAAAGACAAAGTACAAAACTTTGCTGATTTACCCTCACCAGCTATTAATAATATGGTTGTTGAAGTTACTGGTGATGCTGGTAATACTTTTGATAACTACTATGTTATATTTGAAGAGTTTCAAGATGGTGATGGTGTTTGGAAAGAAACTGTTGCACCTGATATAAAAGTTGAATTGGATTCAACAACACTACCACACGCACTTATAAGAACAGCTGACGGTAATTTTAGATTTACACAACTTGATGGTACAACATATCAAGTAGGTGGTACTGATTATACAACACCTAAATACGGACAAAGAGTTGCTGGAGATGAAGAATCAGCTTTGACTCCTAGTTTTGTTGGCAGAAAATTAAATGATTTATTCTTTCATAGAAATAGACTTGGTTTTTTGTCTGATGAAAATGTTATTATGTCACGAGCTGGTGAGTTCTTTGATTTCTTTCCTGAAACGGTAACTCAATTATTAGATACTGACCCTATTGATATTGCTAGTACACACACAAAAGTTTCTATTTTAAGACACGCCATTTCTTTTGATGAAGAATTACTTTTATTTAGTGACCAAACACAATTTATAATGAGTGGTGAAGCAACACTAACAGCATCTAATGTTGCTATAAATGTTGCAACAGAATTTGAAGCAGACAGAAAAACAAAACCTAAAGGTGCTGGTAGTAATGTATTCTTTACATTTCCAAAAGGTGATTATACTGGTATGAGAGAATTTTATATTGCTTCAGATACCGATACAAAAAGAGCTGATGATATTACAGCAAATATTCCAGTATATATTCCTAAAAATGTTTTTAAAATTACTTCAGCTACAAACGAAAATATATTAGCTGTATTAAGTTCTGATAATGAAAATTGTATTTACATATATCAATATTATGTATCAGGTGTAAAAAGATTACAGAGTGCTTGGCATAAGTGGGATTACGGTACACTATCGTCAGATAAAATTTTAAATATAGATTTTATTGAAAATAAATTAATTATTGTAAATGAGAGAAGTGACGGTGTTTACTTAGAAGAAGTAGATGTTTCACCAGCTCTCGTTGATACTGGTGCTACATATCTTACACACTTAGACAGAAAATTAACAGAAGCTGAATGTACTTCAGTTGTTTATTCTGCATCAACAAACATAACAACAATAACTCTTCCATACACTATTACTAATCCTATGAAAGTTGTAGGTAGAGTAGGTGGTTCAAATAAAGCTGGTAGAGAGATATTAACTAATACACAAACTGGTACAACAATAACTGTGTCAGGAGATTTGAGTAATTTTAAATTCTTTGTTGGAGAACAATACGAATTTAGTTTTAAGTTTTCACAACAATTTGTTCAATTAGCTGATAGTAATGGAGCTAGAATTTCTGTTAAGGAAGGTAGATTACAAATTAGAAACTGGAGTGTGTCATTTAACAATACTGGTTTCTTCACAACAGAAGTAACACCTAAAACTAGAGATACATCTAAATCTATATTTACTGGTACAATAACTGGTGCTGGTTTATTAGGTCAGGTTAATTTAGAAGATGGTGATTTTAAATTTGCTGTACAATCAAGAAATGACAACTTGTCAATAATATTAAAAAATAATTCTCATTTACCTTCCAACTTTATTAATGCAAATTGGGAGGGATATTATGTCACTCAATCGCAAGACATCTAGGAGAGTAGAAGATTATGGGTATTTTAGGTTATCCAAATTATCTGATTCTAAGATACTTGCAAAAAATCTTAGATACGAGGACAAAAGAGAAATACTTAGTGCATCAGGTACTTTGCCGATTGTGGCAATATCTTATGGAATATCTGAATCTGACTTATGTTTTACTATATGTAATGTACAAGACATACCTATTGCTATTTTCGGTGTAAACAATGTTGGAGCTATTTGGTTTCTAGCTACACCTGAAATAGAAAAAATATCAATACCTTTTCTAAGAGAGTGTAGAGGAGTTGTTGATACCTTTAACAAAAAATATCCACTACTTTGGAACTATGTTGATGCAAGAAATGATTTGCATATAAAATGGTTAAAATTTTGTGGATTTAAATTTATAAGAAAATTAAATTACGGAGTATTAAATAAACCTTTTTATGAGATTGCTAAATTATGTGTGAACCAATATCAAGTATAACAGCTACCCAAGCTATGGTAGCTATGTCTGTTGTTAGTGCTGGACTTCAGTTCTATCAAGGATACCAGCAACAGAAATCTGTGTATAAGCAACAGCAAAGACAAAACGATTTAGCACGAAAAAATGCTGTTGCACGATATGCAAGTGAACAACTAAAAATAAAACAAGTTACAGACCAAAGTTTAGAAAAAGGTTATCAACAATCATTGAAAGCAAAGAAAGCTAGAGCTGAAGCTAGAAATGTATTTGGTGAAAGAAACATAGCATTAAGAGGAAGTGCTATGGCAGTATACAATGATTATTACAGAAAAGAAGGAAACTATATGGCTTCTTTATCAAGAAATTTAAAAATGAATTATGACCAATATGATTTAAATATGAAAAATATTCAACTTGGTTATGAGTCACAAGCTACATATTTAACTCCACCTGACCCAGTAGGTCTATTAGTTAATGGTGCTGTTAATGTAGCATCAACTTATTTTGCTCTTGAAGCACAAAAAGAACTAAATGTTAAAGGATATAAACAAGCGAAGAAAGATGGAGGTACAGTTAGCTAATGGCAAAAACTAGATTACCCACATTAGATATAACTCCTGAATTACCTCAGGTAGTATCTCAAGATTTAAATTGGTTTTACAAACCTGAAGCCGAACCAGTAAGCGATACATACGGTGATTTAGCTAAGACATTAGATAATTTTGCAAAAGGTGCATTAACAAAGATGGCTGTTGCTGATGAAATTGAACTACAACAAGAAGGGGAAGCAAAGGCAAAAGCAGATACAGCTAAAATAGAATATGATGAGGGTATAAAAACTTTTGCTGAGTATGCAAAGAAAAACAATATAAGCAACAATGCTAATCCGTACTATGTAACGGAAATGAAAAACCTTTATTTACAAAATAAAGCTGGACAATTTCAAACATACTTAAATACAGAGTATGCAAAAAATAATATTAAAGATAGAGCTATAAATGAACCAAATGTATTTAATGATTTTTATGGTGAAACTTTAAAGAAATATATTGTTGATAACAACTTAAATGCTTTTGACCCAGTTGTTATGAATGAAAACTTTTTTAAGAAAACTGATGGTTATAGAAATAGTTTATCAGCATCACATAATCAAACCATTTTAAATAATGCTGATGTTATGTTCCAAAAAGAAATAGCCACTAACTTTACTACAACAATACAAGAACATTACGGTAAAAAGAATGGTTATGATGCGATAGCCACAGCTTATACTAATAAAATTAAAACAATGTTTAATATAACTGGAGATTCAAAAGTTCCTATTGAGTATATAGAAAAAGGACTTGAAGCATTAATAGGTGAAGATATGATAGATAATAATGTAAAATTAGAAATTTTAGAAAATGTTGTTCCAAAAGTTCTTTTAGGTACTGGTAATTATGCTGATACAAATAGAGGTGCATTGTTTGTAAAAGAACAAAAATTAAAATTAATTGAAAAAAATAACGAACAATTACGAGTACAATTTGCAGATAGAAATTATAAAGAACAAATAGCTGAAGATAATATTGAACTTGGTGTAGGTGGGTATCAGGAAATACCTGATAAAATTGCATATTTAAAAAAGTATATAAATAATACTAAAAATATCTACGGTAGAAAATATGCTATACAATCATTGAATTTGTATCAAGGATTAGAAGGAGATTATTTTGGTGAAGAATTAATGGAACTCCGTAGAAAAGGTGATTTGCAAGGTATAAATAAACATTTTGACGATAACGGTGCAAAATATGATAGAGATACTTTAACTTTATTTAATACTTTAAAGGGTGAACTTGTTAATCCTGATAAGAATTTTTTATTTACAACACAAGAATCATCTTACAAAGTCTTTTCGGAACATTTAACTAATCTTAAAAATCTTTCTTCAAACCCTTTAGATAAAATATTTACAGAAGCTGACCAAAAAATACAAATGGCAAATTTAGTAAGTGTATTTGAAAGAGATGTTCATTTATGGTCAAGCAAAAATAAACAAAAAGATAACGAAGATAAAGCAACATACATAGCAAGATTTGACAAATATCTTGTGTCTTTGATTGAGAAATATAAAAATAGTCCTGATTTCTCAGCTGTTGCTGAATACATTGACCCTAATAGTTTTAGACGATTAACTGGTAATGAAGAAATAATAAAGGGTATTAAAGAAACTCCTAAACCTGACCCAAAACCAAGCTGGAGTTTTATGACAAATCAAGACATATATCCTAAATTTGCAAACAATGTAAATCAAAAAATGGGTCAAGGTTATGTACCAATCGGTCTAAATAATTCTGATTTTCTTAGAGAAGCTAAAAGAGCATTAAGCAAATATGATACATTTATATCGATTGGAGAAGATAGTTTTAAATTATTATATGAAAAAGTTGAACCAAAAGTATTTTTATTAAGATGGGTTAAACCTAATGATTTTGAAAAATTAAAAAATAATCCACAATTTCAAGAAGTACCTGATAAAGTAATTCAAAAATTACAAGCTCAAGATATAAACTTCTTTAATGATGATAGATTTAAATAGGAGATGATATGCCACTAAAACTTATAGACGGAGAACTTGTTGAGGTCAATGATGACGGACAACCAGTAGATGAAGAAAATACTGAACAAGTAAACAATACAAACAATAATCAAAATATCTCCGAAGAAGTTGACAATAATCAAGAAGTTGATGATAGACCAAACTGGTTTGATGAAATTGCAAATGAAGTTTTATCTACACCAGCAACAGCTAATGATATATTTTTAAAAGCTCCGTACAATGCTTCAAGAAAATTTCTTAATAGTGTATCTAGTTTAACAGAAGATATAGGTGACACTTTAGGAGAAACGACAAATCTAGGTGGATTTAGATACGGTAAAGATGCACAGAACGGTCTTATTGAATATGTACCATACAACAAAGCTGTTGATGAAAAAGACCAAGTTGAAACAAAAGGTATCTTATTTCCTATAACTGGTAGTATTGGTGTTGAAGATTCTTACAATATCAAAGCACCTGATAATGAGTTTCTTACAGCAATAGGTTTAAATCCAAGTCATTATACTAATAGGTATGCACCTTTTGGTGAGGGTATGATGCAATTTATGATAGGATTTAAAGGCATAGATAAATTTGTTAAAATTGCTAAAACACCATCATTAAGTGGAAAATTTGCTAAATCTATTGCTACTGGTGCTGGAGCTGACTTTATCGCCTTTGATGATGATATGGGAAGATTAACAGATGTATTACACGAATATTATCCCAATACTGTTGACGATTATTTAGGTTATTTAAAAAGTGACCCTGATGACAAATGGTATGAAGCTAGATTAAAAAATACATTAGAAGGTGCTGGTATTGGTGGCACATTAGAAGGTATTTTTTCTTTAGCTAGATATTACAAACATTCAAAATTAAAAAAAGATTATGCACAAAAAGAACAAGATTTAGAAAAAATAGCTGAATTAGATTCTTTAGCCAAACAAGAACAAAATATATCTTCATCAAAAGAAACTGATGTTGATGAAATTGACGAACTGTATAACTACAACACAGTAGATAAAGAACAAAGTATTAGTTCAGCTGAAACTGATGTAAATTTTAAAAGTAACAGAAAACCAGCTATATATGAAAACATTGATAAAAATGGTGGTTGGAAAGAAAATAGTGTTAGTTTAGAAATTGGTAGTGGGAAGGGTAGGGTTACTGATGAGTTTCTCAACGGTAAAAAAGTTACGAATATTAAGTATGACCCTTATAGATTATCACCTGAAGAAAATGCACAAACAATACAAAAGATAAAAGATTTAAAAGATAAAGACGGTGGTGTAGATAATGTTGTTATTGCCAATGTTTTAAATGTTGTTCCTGAGAAAACAGTTAGAAGAAGGATATTAGAACAAGCTAAATTTGCTATAAAAGATGATGGTGTTGTTTACATTGATAATTATAAAGCACCAAAAGAAGGTGCAACAAAACAAGGATTTCAATTAGGCAAAGCTAATAAAGAATATATTGCAGAAATAGAAGAAGTATTTGGTAAGAACTCTGCAAGAATAGTTAAAGGTGGACACATAGAAGTTGTTAAATCTCCTATTGGTAAACTAAAAAATATAGACCCTTCACTAAAAAGAGATGCAAAATTTGGTGTAGGTAAAACAATAGGTGGACAAACCTATGTTCATAAATCTTCTGAATCAAAAGTTGTACCAAAAGAAACATTGAATAAAGCTAAGAAGTCTTTACCAAAAGATTTTGATTATGCAGTTGTTCGTTATGATTCAAAGAATGGTACTGTTGCTTTTACTAAGTCAGCTGACTTTGATACAAACTTTGAACCTACTGTTGGTGATACAATATTAGTAAGAAGTGACGGAACAACTTTATTTACTGGACAAAAAGCAAACGAACAAATTTATCATCATAAATGGACTATGGTTGATGAAGGTTATAAAGGTTTTGATATAGACGAGAACATTCGTAGAAGTGAAGAATGGAAGTCTATGATAGGTAATGATAGAGAAGTATCTAGTAAAATAGGTTATAGAGATTACTGGAGAAACAACATTGTACCTAAGTTAAGAGATAAAAGAAATTTTGCACAACAAGCAGTAAATCAATCTAATATGTCATCTTATGACAAAGTTAACTTCACAAAAGGTCTTAAAGAAATTCCTAAAGAAATGAAGGAAAACTTTGAATTATATAAAGAAGGTAAAATTAGTTTTGATGAAGCTCTTACACTTAATTCTAAATATATAAACATTAAACCTTTTATAAAAGATGATGGTTTAGATGTTGAAGGTGCTAAAGCTCTTATAGATATTTACGATAATATTTATAAATCAAAAGTAAAAAAAGTTTTAACTGACGAAGAATTAAAAAGATTAGCATTAAAAAGATACCCTAATAATCCTGAAGGAATAGAAAGATTTATTAGAGAATATAAAAATTATGCTAAAGGTCAGAAAGATGCACCAGCTTTAGTTTATGCTGGAGAAGCATATTTTGCTACTCTTGCAAAAGCATTACCCTCACTAGCAAGACAGTTTATAAGAGGGGAAACAACAGCAAAAGAATTAGAAACTTATATTGCATTGTTCAGAACTATTGCTGAATCAAGAGGTCAGATTGCTGAAGGTATTGGTAGACAGCTAAGAATATTTGGTATTACTAAAGACGGTACTTATGATATTAATGGACTTATACAAAACTTAAATTACGAAATTAATAACTTTTCTAAATGGAAAGGTGGTAAAGATGGTTTTGAAAATTTAGCAAAACAATTAGCACAAACTGATGACCCTAATGTTTTAGTAAAAGTATTTAAATGGGCATTTCAAAACAGAACTTGGAATATTCTAAACGAAGTTTGGATTAATGCTATATTATCCTCACCTAAAACAATATTTGCAAACTTAACTGGTAATACTGGTCTTACAGCTATTGCACCTCTTGAACAAGGACTAGGAAGTTTATTAAGTAAAGGAGATTTCTTTGTAAGAAAAGCAGTATTTGGTGGTGACAAAAATTTCCAAATGTATAAAGAATTTGATAAAGAAATGAGAGAATCATTTGGAATATATAAATATATTGTAAAATCTCTTGAAGATGGTTTTAAATATACTGGAGTTGCTTTTAAACAAGAAAACCCAGTATTAACTTCAGCTTCAGAAGTAAAAGTAGATAGTGTTGCACAAAAAGCAATACAAACTAAAGGAGATACCCTAACTGGTAAAGCTGTAAATGTTGTTGGAAGTACAGTTCGTTTACCTTCACGAGCATTAAATGCTACTGATGAATTTTTTATGCAGATAAATTATAGAGCTAAATTAGAAGTTTTAGCTGATAGATATGCAAAAGAAAAAACTGGTGGAAAAGTAGGAACAAAACCATACAATGATGCAGTAGAGCAATATAAAAAAGATAGCTTTGATGAAACTGGTCTTATCGGAACTAATGAAGAAGCTCTTACTTATGCAAAAGAAATGACATTTAAGAATGAGCTTGTTGGTTTTGTTAGTAAAATCAATGACTTAGTTAATGGCTATCCAGTATTAAAACAGTTCTTTCCGTTTATAAAAGTTACTTGGAATCTTACAAAAGCAACAACAGACAGAATGTTGCCTATATACAGATTACATCATTTAATGGGTATATCTAAAAATCCTGAGATGATAGCTAAAGCAAGAGGACAAATGGCTGTTGGTGCTATGCTTATGACAATGGCATACAATTATTATCGTCATAATGAATTATCAAATTCAGGTGGTTATGCTGATGAAAGATATATTGACCCATTCTCAGAATCTTATTTATTACGATTTAAAAAATCTAAATTTAATTTTACAGATTACTCTGTTAAAGGAGATTCAGGTGTACAAAATCAAGTAAAACTTCTTGCACCTTTTGGTACAATATTTAATGCAGTTGCCGAATATGCAAGATATTATGACTATCTTACTGAAAAAGAAAGAGATGCTGTAAGTGCTTTATTAATGTCATCTTATATTTATATGTCTACTGAAGATGTAGCTGAAAATTATAAAGGTATGAGAAGTTTAGGTAAAGCATTTAGAAACACAATCGCAAACCAAACATTTACTAAAAACTTTCATAGTTTTTTAGATGCTATGTTGAGTGATGATGAACAAAAATTAAAGAAATTTATAGGTAATCACATAGCAAGTTACATTCCTAACATAATCGTTAAAGCACAAAACGACCCATATATGCGAGATGTTAGAGAAATGTTAGATGGTATAAAACAAAGATTGGGTGTACAAAATAGTGCAGAACCTTACATTGATATTTTGTATGGAGAAGCAAGAGATATTGACCCTAATCTAGACAGATTTTTACAAAGAACTATAAATCCTTTTACACAAAAAGAATATAATAATTACAATCCTTTGTATAAAGAATTATTAAGATTAGATAAAACATTCTCAGCACCTAAATCAAAAATGACATTCAACGGTACACCAGTTGATTTAAAGAATTTTGAAAATGTAGACGGTAGAAGTGCATATATGGAATTTGCTGAACAAGTTAGAACAACAAAGATTAAAGGTAAAACTTTAAATGAAATGTTATTACAAGCTATAAATAGTCCTGAGTACAAAAAATTACCTGACCCATTGAAGTCAAGTGTAATAAGAGAAGCTGGACTAAAAGATTATGCTGAAACAAAAATAGATTACCTTAACACCATTAGAAAAGCATTTGTTATGACCGTTATAGGTAATATAGAAAATAATGAGAATAATAATATAAATAAATATTTTGATAAAAACACAGAGTTACCTTTTGGAATGTGGTTAGAAAATAAACGAACACAATCCGTTGACTTTAGTAAAAGACAAGGAGAGGTATCTCCACTTGATGAACTACAAAATTTTTAATTAGGAGTAATAAATGACACTATTAGCACAACAAACCTTTACTGGTGACAGTAATACTAGTCAATTTACATTGACTTTTGATTACTTAGACCTTTCACATTTAGGTGTGTTTCTTGATGGTGTTGCTCAGACTTCAGGATTTACTGTCAACCAAAGTACAGTAACATTTACAACACCACCAGCTACTGGTGTAACTATCTTATTTAAGAGAACAACACCTATTGATGCAAGACTTGTAGACTTTCAAGATGGCTCAGTATTAACAGAATCAGACTTAGATAAATCTGCTAACCAAAACTTCTTTGTAGTACAAGAGATTACTGATGGTGTCGCTAATAAAATGGGGGTTGATACAGATGATAAGTTTGATGCTCTAAATAAAGTAATAAAAAATGTAGCTGACGGTTCAGCTGATACTGATGCAGTAAATGTTAGAACTGTAAACTCACTTACAGCTTCAGCTGTCACAACTGCAAACAATGCTGTATCAACAGTAAACCAAGCTGTTACAGATGCAACCAATGCAAAGAATGATGCAGTTCAAGCAAAAACTGATGCTGAACAAGCTGAAACAGATACACTTGGTTTAAAGAGTGATGTTACACAATTAAAAGCTGATACATTACAATTAAAAAATGACACTAATACTTTATATACATCAACACAAACATTACTATCTAGTGCTTCATTACCTCAAACATTATCAGGTAATGCTGGAAAATTCTTACAAGTTAATTCAGGAGAAACTTCTTACGAGCTTGTAAGCTCTGTTGCTTCACCTAAATTCTATGGATTGAAATTAACTAATGGTCAATTAAACCAAACAACAAGCACAACTGGTAATTATAATGTTTCAGATTATGACTACCAACTTATAGCTGAAAATGTAACATTTCAAATAGTTAACAACACTTTACAAATAGATTTACCATAAGGAATAAATATGCAAATAAATATAGATAAACTAGGTTATAGATGGAAAGGGCAATATTCGCCTACTGGAACATATATAGAGAATGATGTTGTTTATTATAACTCAGGAACATATAAAATTGATGCTTCAGGAAACTTAGTTGCTTTTGCTTTGGGTCAACAAGATGTTACAAGTAAAGGTCATTTACTTACTGGTGGAACTTCTGTTGGTGGTACAAATTCTCAGTTACTACATTCTAAATTAAACTCAGGAATTGAGTTTAGACACACAGATGAAAGAAATGGAACTTATGTAAAAAGATTGATGAGTTCTGGAAACAATAGTCCACATAGAGGAAACTACTTAGGAACTTTTTATGATACTCCTATGGTTATTATGTCAGACGGTACAGTTAGACAATGGGGTAGAAGAAATAATGATGGTAGACACGGAACTGGAGTTTACGGACAGAACAGTAATACTTTTAGACCAGCTATGCTTCCTTTTCCTAAAGGAACTGTAATTGATAAATTATATGGAAATGCAACACTAAAAATTGCAATAGATACAAACGGTCATTCTTGGAGTTGGGGTGCTTATGATGGAACAGATACAAATACAAGTGGTTTATCTAATCAACAAACACCAAAAAGAATGTATGATGTATTACCTGAATTACAAAATGAAAAAATTGTAGATGTACATTGTGGCTACGGTTGGTATGGATATGGTCAAATATTGATGCTTACTCAAAGTGGGAAAGTATATGGTTGGGGTCAAAACAACTATGGTCAACTAGGAGATGGTACTACTAACTTTGTATATACAGTAAAAAGAATTGGTGAAGAATTAGGCACAATAAAAAGAATGTTTTCTCTCCCATCTACTTATGGTTGGACTTGTTTACAGACAGAAGATGATACTTTATGGACAAGTGGTAATCACAGTAATTACGGTTTACAACCTACTGGAACTACTTTTCAAAAAGTAACTATGCTTAACTCAGTTGGTTCTCCAGTTATTGATATAACTGCAAACATTCACGACGGTCATTGGGTAGCTGGTTCTCAATACTATGGAACTCTTATGGTTTTACATCAAAATGGGAATGTTACTAACTTAACTAATAGTGGATTAAACCAAGCTGGTTGGGGTTCACAAGGACAAAATGGCTACACCGTTGTGCCTAGCGACCCTATTGAAACTGGTAGTGCAGAGATAATTGCTATGAATGGTGGATATGGTAGAATACTTTCAAGAAGAACTGACGGTACAATATGGCATAGGGGTTATAGTGGATTCAGTACGAGTCCTACTGGTAGTAACACAACTGCTTGGAATCAGTATAGAGATTATAATAATCAACCAATTACAAATGTAACTAAAATTAATATGTTAGGTGGACACTATGGTAGCCACTTTTCAGCACTTACTAGTGATGGAATATTATATTGTTGGGGTGCGACAAGTCAAGGAAGTGACGGAGCTGGTTATGGAAGTAGCTATAACAATGCAACAACACCTAATGGTCTAGCACCAGTAAAAATACCTGAGAAAATCATTGACTATGATGTTGGTGGTTATTCATCAAGTGGAACTGGATATTTTACAGTTCTTGCCTTAACTGAAAGTAATACTTTATATGCTTTTGGTTATAACAATTATTATGCAAGTAATAATATTGACGGTCACCAATGGACTCCGAAAAGAGTTCAATTTTAATAATAAATAAAAGGAGCAAACTATGACTACTGTAAGTCTTGGCAAAGTCGCTTTCACTTGGAAAGGAAGCTATGATGCCAGTACAACCTATAATTCACAAGATGTTGTGGAATATACTGGTGATTCATTTGTATGTATAACAGACAATACGAGTGGAACTGCACCAACTGCAACTAGTTCTACAACTAGTCCAACAACAAGTAATTTAACAGTAACTGTACAACAATATTATGGCAGTAACTATTTTTACATTGATGGTGTAAAGACACCAACATTACAACTATACGAAGGTAATACTTATATATTTGATGTATCGGATTCTAGTCTTTCCAACCACCCTTTAAAATTTTCAGAAACAAGTAATGGTACTCATAATTCAGGTACTGAATATACAACTGGTGTAACATCTAGTGGAACTGCTGGTTCTGCTGGAGCTACCGTAACAATAGTAGTAGCTTCTAATGCTCCTTTGCTTTATTACTATTGTGGTAATCACTCAGGAATGGGTGGAACAGCTAATACACCAAGTTATGCTACAAGTACAACAACAACATCTAATTGGAATTTACTTGCTCAAGGTAGTCTAGGGGTAGGTCAAAATTCAGGAGATTTAATTTATTTTGATGGTACACAATTACAAAGACTTCCAACTGGTAATGCCAATCAAGTATTAAAAATAGACGGTACTACACAACTTCCAGTTTGGGGTGATACGAATTACAGAAGTGGTGTTAAAGGTAAGTTTCTATGGAACTTTAATACTCAATCTTACAGAAGAAATTTTTGTGTAATGGAAGATGGTAGTATGAGAGGTTGGGGTACAAACTCATACGGTACTTTAGGAGATGGCACTACAACAACTAGGAAAGCTCCAGTAACTCCAGCATTTGATAATTCAAATAATTTTACTGGTATAAAGATAGAGTCTGACGGTACTATAAGAGATGCAGTTATAAAATCTAATTATTACAATATGCACATTATAGGGAATAATGGACATTTATATAACTGGGGTTATAACGGTTATTCACATATTGGTGATGGAACTTCAACAAATAGATTAACACCTTATGATGCTACTGCTGATTCAGCCAATTCATTGAATGGTAAAGAAGCATACGAAATAGCACAAACTGTTTGTTCTCAAAGTTACAATTCTACAATGGTATTATGTACTGATGGAACACTTCACGGTTGTGGTTATAATGGTCACGGTCAATTAGGAAACTCATCTACAACAAACTCAAATAGATTTGGTGCTGTTTCTCAGACAGCTCTTAAATTTTGGAAGATATTTGCAAGTGGTGATAGATACACTTCTCATATTGGATTGGGTGCAGTATATGGAGATGCACTAGTTGGTGGTGGTACTGTTGGTTCAACTACGGATATTTTAACACAAACACCAGTAACATTTAGAGTTTACTTTTGGGGTTATGCTGGAGATTATCAAAATGGTTTCAATACAAACACAAACTATTCTGTACCAACAGAAATAACTACTTTTTATTCAAACAGTAATAATATAATTAAGTGTGTTCCAACAAGACATTCTTGGTTTGCATTAAGTGATAATGGAACTTTATATGGTTGGGGTTATCCTTATGCTGGGCATCTTGGTAACGGTACAACATCAACAACACAAGCTGTTACACAAATTGAAACTAATGTAGCTGAAATAGTTGCAACAAAATCATCTAACGGAAATAGTAATGCTTGGTTTAGAAAAACTAATGGTGAAGTATATGCTAGTGGGTACAACAGTTATGGACAACTAGGTGTAGGTGACACAACTAACAGAAGTACATTTACACAATCATCAACTGCTCCTACGAATATAACTAAAATGGTTGTGTCAGGTGGTGGAAACTATGAGTCTGTAATGGCTCTAACATCTGACAATGAAGTATTTGGAGTTGGGTATAATGGTGTAGGTAACTTAGGTATTGGTAATACAACTAACCAAAACACTTGGCAAAAAGCAAAATTTCAAAAACCAATAGTTGATATATGTTCTCTTGGTCACGATACTTCAGAAAACGGTTACACAATTATTACTGATGATGGTGGAGTATATTCTACTGGGTATGGTAATACTGGTCAAACTGGTGATTATAGTGGTAACAACCAATCAACATTCCAACCAATAGTATTTTAATGGGCATCAAAGAAACACAAGCTGAATTAGTCGCACACGAAAGAGAATGTGCTGAAAGAGCTAAAGCTGTTTCTGACAAACTATCAACTTTAGACAAAAGATTATGGAGGTTAGAAGCTATGGTAATGGCAAGTATCGTTTCAATAGTATCCTTGTGTGTTACCATATTTATGAGAATAGGTTAAGTTATGATTGCAGAATTGGCTCTTGCTAATAGTGCCTTTGCAGTTATCAAAAAGACTATTCAAAATGGTAGAGAAATACTAGATGCTGGAGAAGCTATAAGTAAATTCGTTTCAGCTAAAGAAGAACTTAGAGAAAAAGGAGCAAGTAAAAAGAATAGTATATATCATTCATTAAAAGGAACTCAGTTTTCTGATTTAGAAGAATTTATGGCTTTAGAAAAAATTAAAAAACAAGAAGAAGAACTCCGTGAATTTATGATGTTATATGGTAGACCAAATTTATATACAGACTATGTTAAATTTTGTGCAGAAGCACGAAAGAAAAGAAAAGAAAGAATTGAACTTGCTAAAAAGAATAAAGAAGAATTAATTGAATCACTAGCTATTGGTGCATTAGTTGTTATGATTGCTAGTATAATTATATTTTTCTTATGGATATATTTTACTTAGGAGAAAAAATGAAAGATAAATTAAAAGAACTACATAATGAGTTAGCTGAGAAGTTACTTGCCAAAGTCAAAGATGAAGAAGTAACTGCTAGTGAACTTAATGTAGCTAGACAATTTTTAAGAGATAATGGGGTTGATGCTATGCCAACTGATGACTCACCACTCAAATCTCTTATGAATGAGTTACCATTTAATGATGAAACAGATACCCCACAAATTAACTGATTTTAGAAATTTTTTATATCTTTGTTGGAAACAACTTAACCTTCCTGAACCTACAAAGATACAATATGATATAGCTCATTATATTGCTACTGGTGAATCAAGAATCATTGTCTGTGCTTTTAGAGGTGTAGGTAAATCTTGGATTACTTCTGCTTATGTATTATGGCGATTATTATTAGACCCTCAACTTAACATATTAGTTGTATCAGCCAGTAAAAATAGAGCTGACGATTTTAGCACATTTTGTTTAAGATTGCTAGAAGAGATGCCTATATTGCATCATCTAAAACCTAAGGAAAATCAACGACAATCTAAGATAAGTTTTGATGTCGCACCAGCTATGGCTAGTCATCAACCGTCTGTTAAGTCTTTAGGTATAACATCTCAAATAACTGGTAGTAGAGCTGATGTTGTTATTGCTGATGATGTAGAAACTTCAGGTAATACTCAGACTCAGTTTATGCGAGATAAATTATCAACAGCTATTACAGAATTTGAAGCTGTTATTAAACCTAAAACATCTAGGATTATATATCTAGGTACACCTCAATGTGAACAAAGTATTTACAATCGCTTACAAGAAAAAGGTTATAGAGTTAGGTTTTGGACATCTAGGTATCCTGATGAAAGACAATTAAAATCATACGGAAATAATTTGTCACCTATTATTAAGAACACTTGGACAGCAGATATGATAGGTGAATCTACTGACCCTAATAGATTTAGTAATGAAGATTTATTAGAAAGAGAAGCTAGTTACGGTAGACTAGGTTTTAATATGCAGTTCCAGTTAGATACTAATTTATCTGACTTACATAAATATCCTCTCAAATTAAGTGACCTTGTTATAATGAATACAAATCCTGACAATGCACCTGAAAAAATTATATGGGCAAGTAGTCCTGAACTTATAGTTAATGATTTACCGTGTGTTGGATTACAAGGTGATAATTATTATAGACCAATGCAAACTCAAGGTACTTGGTTAGAGTATACTGGGTGTGTAATGTCTATTGACCCTTCAGGTAGAGGTGCAGATGAAACAGCATATTGTATTACAAAAATACTCAACGGTAATATCTATGTTGTAGCTAGTGGTGGATTCAATGCTGGTTATACAGAATATGTCTTAAATAAATTAACCGACTTGGCTAAGAAACACAAAGTTAAAAAAATACTTATAGAAGATAACTTTGGTCAGGGAATGTTTGAAGCATTACTCAAACCATATTTAATAAAATCCTATCCGTGTACTACTGAACTTGTTCGTCAATCTACTAATAAACATAAAAGGATAATAGACACTTTAGAACCCCTTTTAACACAGCATAGAGTAGTCGTAGACAGCAAAGTAATTAAATCTGACTATGAGGACACCAATTCAATTTATAGCTCTGAGAGAGCTTTAAAATACCAATTAATGTATCAACTGAGTAGAATACAATATGGAGCAAACACCTTAGTGCAAGATGATAGACTTGATGCTCTACAAATGTGTTGTAACTACTGGGTTGAACATCTAGCTAAAGACCAAGATATAGCTGTTAAACAAAGAAAAGATGAACTAATTATGGAAGAACTAGAAAAATTCTATAATGTTCCTAATAATAATACTTGGATATAAGGAGAAATTATAATGAAAAAAATGTATAAATTACCGAAAGATGCTAAATCATTGAGTCAAGGATATATACCATTGTCTGTTCTTGAAACTATGAAAGAGAAAAACCCTAAGAAAGCTAAAAGACCAAAGAAAAAGATGCTTAAAAAAGAGGACACTCCAACTTATAGTGCTTTGTTAGAGAGATATATTAAAGATTCTATAACTAAGATAAAATAAAAAAGTTCCACTATTAGTATAAACCTTATGTTATATTAAAACAATTATAAGATATACAACAAGAACAAGTTATCTTAATGATAATATTAGAATTAACTATAAGTATATGAAGAAGATAAGTAGATATGTAGTTATGAACAAGAGAATAAAGACATCTGACCGTGCAATAATCTTTATATTAGAGCATTTAGATGATTTCTTTGATTATGTTATAGATTTATCTTTGAAAGAATTAGATGAATTGGAAGATAAACCTAAGAACTAACTTATTAAATAGTGGTATATGGTTCTCAATGATGATGTTAGGTATGTGTTACCTGATATATTATGGATTAAAAGAGATGTTTTCTATAAGATTTCTTCTAGGTATTGTGTTTGCCTATGTTACTTATCCGTACCTATCTAAAATATTTTGGTAAAAAAATCTGACAACCAGTATGTAGGGGTGCTGGGGGTCGTTTCCCCTTAGGGTAGACCGTAAAAAAATGATGGTATGGGGGTGGTATCTTCTACAAAAATAAAAAAAATTTCTGTAAACCTAAGAAAATAAAAGCATTAAACTATATTTATAAAATAGTTGATGGATAAAACATCAAATTAAATCAAAATTTTTTATTTAGTCGTTTCTTTTTTGTTATCTGTTTTTAGATTTTTACTTTTATATATAATTAATTTAAAATTATTTCTAAAAAATAGTTGACATATAAAAACCAGTAATTATATTTAAGATATAACATTCAACAAAGCGAGGTAATACAATGTTAAATACACTAAATAAACTAAGTAAATCTTTTAATGAAATGGAAAATTCTGATAAATGGTTTTTTTCTGGAATAGTTCATATAATATTATTTATATTAACGACTATACTTTTATTAGTAACTGGCATTGAGGGATTAATATTTTGTATCTTAATCAATATAGTTATGATACCAGTGTCAATTGCTATGACATTTATAAGCATTGATAATAAATACAATTAATAACAACCATAAACAAGCGAGGTAATACAATGGTTAAAAAAACTAAACATCAAATTAAAAAAGATATGATTAATAAAACCATATCTAATTTTAAATCTTTATTAGAAAAAGAGAACGGTAACTGGTCTAAATGTTGGAGTGAGTCACCTATGGCATTAAATCCAATTACACCAACAATATATAAGGGTAGTAACTGGTTTAATTGTTTCTTTAATACTATGTTGGATAATCAAGAAGAATATAATTCACCTTATTATTTAACATTTAAACAGATAACTAAATTAAATCATAAGGTTGTAAAAGGTAGTAAATCAACACCAATACAATTTTATGAGGTAGTTAAAAAAACAATGTCGTTATCTGAGTTTAAAAATAAATATAAAGAAATACCTGATTATCTAAGGTATAAAATAGACGGTGACATTGTAACAATTATTTTCTTTAACTGGAAGTATTACAATGTATTTAATGTTAATCAAACAACTATCAAAGATGATAAAAATTTAATGGATAAGTTTAACAGTAAATATGTTAAAGCAACCAACATTAATAATAATTCTTTTGAGGATATTATTAACGGTTGCAAGAATATAGGTGTTAAGGTTATTGATAACAATACTGGTGGTTGTTTTTATAGACCGTCAACAGATACCATTAATATGATTAGAAAAGAGCAGTTTAATTCTAATGAGGATTATTTATCAGTTCTATTTCACGAGTTAGCTCATTCAACAATGCTTGAAAACCGTTGTAATAGAGTTAATAAAAAGAAATTAGATTATGCTAATGAAGAATTAGTTGCAGAATTAACTTCAGTTTTTCTAAGCCAGTTTTTTAAGGTTAGTTTCTACATTAGAAGTGACCACACAAAGTATATTAAAAGCTGGTTGAAGTCTTGTGATAACGATAAAAAAGCTATTGAACAAGCATTTAAACTTGCAGAAAAATCCAGTAACTATTTAGTAAATGCTATCTTAGAAACTGGCAAGGTTAACGGTAACTTTCAAGAGAATTTAAAGAAGGTTGCATAATAATAATAATAACTGGTGGCAACCGTTAAGGTTGTCACCTACTCATTAACAAGCGAGGTATAAAATGAGAACTACAACTAAACATATAGAAAGTTTAATTAAACAATTAAACGAGTTAACACACAATCCAACAGAAACTAATTATTTATTAACAACTAATCAAGGTAGAAAACTCTGTTGGAATGTTGGAAACTATCACTTAATTAGTGCATACG